GCATCGACCCCGCAAGACAGCAGCACCGGCTGCAAGGCGGACCGCGCCGTCCCGACCTCGGCCACGGCATAGCCGCGCACCAATCCCGGTGCCGCCGTGCCGTCGATGGCATCCAGACCCGCGCGCCCCGCGATCTCGGCCGCAACGGCCTCTAGCGGCTGCAAGGTCGCGCGCCCGTTCAGCCAATGCCCGCGCTGGTAATTCGGCCCATCCCCCCAGACATCCAGCCGCGACGGAAAGGCCGGATAGGGCCGCGCATCCCATGCCCAAAGATGCGCGCGCTCCATATCCAGCATCGGCCCGCGATAAATGGGCGAGACCGGGTTCATCCCCGCGCGCGCCCAGTAATCATTGACCGCCCGCACATATTGCATCTGGATCAGATCGTCGCGCTGCCCGGTGGACGCGCGCGGCACCGCGCCCTCGCTGGACTGCGGATCATAGAACAGGTTGGGCTGGTTGCTGCCCCGATCTATGGCCGGACACCCGTATTCCGTAAAGACCAGCGGCTTCGACATCGGCACCCAGGCCGTATGGCCCGCTTGCCGCACCCCACCGATCCGCTCGTGATGCGGCAGGCTCCACCAGCTTCGGATGTCCTTGACGCGCCAGATCCACGGCTCGCCCTCGCCGTCGGTGATGGGCGTACGCACCTGCGCCGCCTCGCCCTCGTCCGACGAATAGTACCAGTCGTAGCCCTCGCCCCCTTCGATCCCGGCCTGCAGGTGGCGCAGGTCATACGGACTGCTCCAATCATCCGCCTGCATCTCGGCCTGCCGCCAGTCGGTCAGGGGCATGTAGTTGTCGATCCCGACGAAATCGACCGCCGGATGCGCCCAAAGCGGGTCTAGGTGGAAGTAGCGGTTCCCGTCACGCGCGAAACCTGCATATTCGGACCAGTCCGCCGCATAGCTGATCCGCACCGACGGCCCAAGGATCGCGCGCACCTCGCCCGCCAACTGACAAAGCGCGGCGACGGCGGGAAAGCTGTCCCCCGCCCCGCGTATCTGCGTCAGCCCCCGCAGTTCCGACCCGATGCAGAAGGCATGCACCCCACCCGCCAGCGCGCAGAGATGGGCGTAATGCAGGATGAACCGCCGCAGACCCCAATCCTCTGGCGGTCCGGAATAGACCACACGGCCCCCGGTCCTGAGGAAATGCGACGGCTGCGCCTGCCCGAAGAAGGCTGCGACCTCCGCCGCCGCCGCCGCGCTGCGATCCGGGCTGCCCGCCCGTCCCGGCGCAAGCGACGTGGTGATCCGCCCGCGCCACGGCAGATGTGGCTGCCCGATGCCGCCATAGGGATTGGGCAAGGTGTTGCCCTCCATCTGCTCCATCAAGATGAAGGGATAGAACATCACGTCCTGCCCACCCGCGCGGATGGCCTGAATCGCCTCCACCACCGCCCCGTCCGCAGGTGTACCGCCATAGATCGGACGACCGTCCCGTCTGGGCACCGCCTGTGCCTGCGCCCGGCTGATCCCACCCGCGCGCCACGGCATGTCATGGCTGTCCTGCTGTGTCTGTTCCACCTTGGGCCGGACGCGGCAGGTCCCGCAGCGCAGGTCATCCCCGAACCACGAAACCACCAACGAAACCGACCGGCACTTGGGCAACTCGCGCCGCATCTGACCCAGCGACACGACCAGGTCTGACGCCCCTGCGGCACTGTGCCGGTTCACGACGCCACCGCCGTCAAACGCCCCGCCCAACCGGACTGGCCGCGCCGCCAGCGCATATTCCCCCGTTCCCGGAATCAGCGCGACGCCTTTCACTGCCTCGGCAAAGGGGGGCAGGTCGTCCACCAGCGGCCCCTGCGCCGGACGGACCACCTCAAAGGTGAACTGCGGCACGCGGTTGCCATAGGGCTCCAACGGCAGGTCCTCGAACACCACATAGGCCGTGCCGCGATAGGCCGGCGCATGGGCGGCCCCGACCGCAGCCGCGATCTTGGGATCAGGCAACTGCGTTTCGGACCCGGTGTAGACCCGCATGCCCAGTGCCGTGGCATTCACCTCGGTCCCGTCGGCCCAGACCCGCCCGATCCCGGTGATCACGCCCTCGCCCACCGCCACCGCAAGGCTCACGCTGTAGCTGTAGGTCGTCACCGTCGGCGCGCTGGGCGCCCCCTTGCCGCCGCCGCCGCCCGACACCGACGCCGTTTCGGTGAAGGCAGACGCCCAGATCACCGCGCCACCCACGCGCATCTTGCCCCAGACCAGCGGCAGGGCCAGCCCCTGCCCCGATGCCATCATCCGCAGCCGGTCCAGCCGTCCAACCGACACCGGCTCCGATCCGGCCCCCAACAGGCGCTGGTCGATGGCCCGTCCCAGCGTCGCCCCGATCGCCCGGCCAATGACGGCCCCCGAAAGGCCCAGCACCGTGCCGCCGAAACCGGACCCGACAAAGGCACCCACGGCCCCAAGAACGATCGTCGCCATACCCTACCCCATTTCCGGAAAGTCGAACCGCGCCACGATCCGCCGCGCCCATGGCGCCGACAGCGGGCTTTCGACCACGCCATGTCCCGTATAGGCATGGATGAACGTCTCCACGCCCGCACCCTCGGCCGAAATGCCCAGATGCTTGGCCACCGCCCCGTCCCGCATCCGGAACAGCAGAACCTGCCCCGGCGCGGGAACTGCGGCGGGCCGCAGCCAGCGCAGCGCAGCCGCCGCCAGATCCTCGCGATGCGCGGCTTCCGACCAGTCCGCCGTATAGGGCGGCACCACCTCCGGCTCGGCCCCCAGCACCTCGCGCCAGACGCCCCGCAGCAGGCCAAGGCAATCCGTCCCCGCGCCCCGGCAACTCGCCTGATGGACATAGGGTGTCCCGATCCAGCCCCGCGCCGCCGCCACGATGCGATCCGCGCTCATCCCCCGCGCACCACGCGGGCCGGCCAAGCGGTGATCCAATCCTCGTCCGGCACATGCGGAAAGCCGCGAAAATTCATGAAATTGCGGAACTTCCCGCGACAGGTTTCATCGCGCCGGTCACAACCCGCCACCAGCCGGACGCGATCACCCACCGCCGGGGCCACGCCCGGCTCTTGCCAAAGCTCCACCTCCAGCCGCCCGTCGACACGGCGATCCGACTTGATCGTCAGGCTCACCCCCGCCGCCGCCCCGTCCAGAAAAGTCGCCGTCCCGCGCCGGAACCAGCCCTCGGCCCTGCTCACGGGCGACGTTGCAAGGATACGACCCTCGCGCAGCGCTTCGACCATGACCTCTGCATGCCAGTCCGGGCCGGTCAGATCCACGCGGCAGCGCGCATCCCCCAGAACCGCATCACATCCCGGCTGGATGATCCGCCCCATCGGACGGTTCAGCGCCTCGGTCAGGCCGCGCAACTCGGCACGGAAGGCACCGTCCTGCTGCACCACCTCGCCCAGACTGCCCCGGAACCGCAGCATCCGCTGCCCGACATCCGCCCAGTTGACCAGCCACAGCCGGACCTCTGCCCCGTCAAAGCGCCCCGCGCGGATATCCGCCTCGCGGATGCCCGCATCCGACAGCGCACCCGCCACCTCGGCATTGTCCACCGCAAGCCCGGTCACTTGCTGCAAGGCCCCCGCCGTCAGCCCCGTCCCCGCAAGGAAGCGGATGCCCTCGAACGCCAGATCACCGTCGTGATCGGTGAACCCCATGACCACGCCATCCGCCCGCTCCAGCGCCCAAGCATGGCAGACGGTCGTCGCACCAAGGGCCAGATGGTCCGCCAGACCGGTCATAGCCGCACCTCGACCACCGGAACCGACGGCACCTCGCCTGCCTGAAACGACGCCACCGACACCGCGATACGGTCTGTATCGAACCGCACCGGCACGTCGAACTCGAACCCCGCCGTCACCACGACCCCCAGATCGGGCGGCAGCACAAAGGTCACGGTCCCCGCCGCCGCATCCAGCGCGTAATCCACCGTCTCGACCGCCGGATCACCCGACAGCGCCACCACAACCGTCCCCACGACCGGCTTGGCAACGCTGCGCAGAAAGGGCGACCCGAACGGGTCATAGGCCTTTACCAGCGGAAACACCCGCCGTTCGCCATCCCCCGTCCCCAACACCTGATCGAGGGGGGAGACCGCCGCCGACGGACGGCAGGACTTGTAATCCGCCCAGTCCTTCCAGCGGAACGCGTGCAACTGCCCCCGCCGCGCCTCAAAGAACTCCACCAGCGCCGCCACATCGTCCAGCGACCGCAACCCCAGCCCCGCATCATAGCGGCGGCGCGATTGCGCCCATGGCGTGTTGCGCTCCTCGTGGCCGTTGGCCAGCGTGACGATCTCTGTCCGCCGCTCCGGCCCGCCGACCGACCCGAAACTCAGGTTCGCGGGAAACCGCACCTCGTGAAAAGCCATGCCACCCTCACCTGTTCCGCTGCCCGCGCGCCAAGGCCCGCGACGCCTGCGCCGCGATCTGGCTCTGGCTGCGCTGGAAACCCTGCACATCCGGCGTCGTGATGTTCATCACCACCGTCACGGGCCGCCCCCCGCCCCCCGCCTGCACGCCCAGACGCCCATCCGCCCCGCGCGCCAGCGGCAGGATGGCCTCTGCCCCCGCCTCTCCCATCAGCCCCACCCCCCCCGCATCGGAAAGACGGTCGGCTG